CTTCTTGAGTTCCTCTGCACCGGTATCGACATTAACCGTCAATTCGGGTAAACGAGTGACATCCGACCAGACATCCATGTTAGGTAACAGCACCATCTTTCCAGTCTTCTTGAATTGGAAATAAGGGTTGATACTGATATGCTTGGTCGCATAAGGCTGCTCGTCGACTAACACCGGATCAAAATCGATGATCGCCATGGTGCCGATAAAACGGCACTTGCTGCTGACTTTATCGGGAGCCAGGTTCTTATTTCTGGCCGTGAACGATGGGCGAAGTTCTCTTCTCTTTCTATCCATCGATGCTCTAAAATCGGTAGAGAGCAAATCGGCTGCTTGATAGTCTTGGAAGTTATCTGCCACGAAACCGTTCTTAAATCGATCCAATCCGTTGGAGTCCTTGATAGCCATGTCGGCTGCGGACTTCTCTAATAGATTGAGCGCCGTGTAGTATTCGATGATCTTCACGCGCTCTTCGATCTTACCGATGTCGCGCATCGTATAGCGTTTGTTCTCGATGTACTTAACCGAGATATCGTTGGTTGAGTAGGTGTATGGCTTCATGTAAATCTCATAGAGAGCCATCGCATCATCATCGACCTTAGGTGGTATCGGCTTGTCCGCCGGTACGCCTCTCTTCACATACAGGAATCCGGCTTTATTGACGCAGAGCAAGTCGGTTCTTCCCAGGTAGTACTCGATGTCGAACACCGCGGTAGAACCTATAACCGGAACCGTTTCTCCTGCGATGACCGAGCCTATCATGTTAGGACGGAAATCGAACGAGCCGAAGACGGGATACTCGGTCTTATTGGACGCCACATAAACCGGATTGTCCTCGTAAGTCATTATCCCACCGGATATGAGGTTGCGATAAGAGTCAATCGTGTAATAACCCAAATGCGACGATACATTATGCTCCAGATAGACAACACGATACGACCAACGCATATTCGTATTCGACGGAATCGTTCCGGTGAAGATCATCTGGCTTTCACCGTAGACGGCATCATAGTGATTGGTTTTTAACGTGAACTGATCGGTAATGTCCGTTCCCGGATCGTTGACATTGGTGATGTCTCTTTCTATCACATAATCTATCTTGATAGCATCCGTAATACCTAAGTTGATAGTTTTGGAGCCATTAAAAGGCGAGGTATTAGGATTGAACGTATCGGTCTGAACGAAGTTATCTTGCTTGGCATTCTCACCGGCATTCACGCGCATCACGTTATGGACGATAGACACCATCTTACCGGGTGTGGCGAGAAGCGTTCCGGTGCCGATGTCCACGGTCGTACCCAGACTGAGAGTAAACTCGGTCGTCGTGATCGAGGTTTTGCCGGTGATGTTAATCATTCTGGCAATACCGGATCCCTGATCGGTATCGATGATCGTGGCTACGGTTCTATACGGATCGAACTCTTCGAAGAACTCGTTGGTCGCCGAACTGAATGTCACGGACCCACTGGAGTTCAGGAATCCAATCAGTTTCTTTCTCAGGAAAATCTGGATGCTGCCCGGAGGATTCTGGTTACCGGAGTCGGCGATGCTTCTCAGAGACCTGATGTTCTCTCTTTGCAGTTTCCAGAGAAGTTCTGTCTTACCGGGGTTATAAAGAGTGACGGATGCGTTTTCGGGCAGAGCCTTGAACCCATTAGTCCCTGTCGAGTCGGTAAAGCATTCGGCTTCCGTAAGCGTTCTACCCGCCGCCATCTGAAGATCGAAGATGTAGTATTTGAAGACAGCGGGAGTGGTGTCGGAATGAATGATACCGCTCACATAGTTGACATCGTATACCCTGAAGGTACCGATAATAGCCCCTGTCGGATTCTTACCACCGTCGAAAGGACCATCCCAGATGTTGATTATGGTACTATCGATCACCGGACTCTGACTGGCTCTATTCGGATAGGACGAATAACCCTTCAAAGGTATTAGGTTAATAGACGTTCTTTCTTCGAACCTCTTGATGAACGACGCTTGCTTTTGCGCTTCGCGAGCTTTATACGATCTGATAAACTGCTCGCCATCGTTCTGGAATCTGTAGCCTTTAACATAAGAAATACCGTTGGTGACCACGATTCTCACATAGTCCGGATCACCATTGACCGAATAGCCGGAGCCATCCAAAGCGTTATCCGCTTTTTCTTCGATGAACCTAATCTTGAAAGGGATAACCGTGAAGTTACCATTCGTCTCATAGGTTCTCTTGGCGATCATGTCCATGATGTCGGCGTATTCGCTATCGCCCTTCAGGTACTGATAGGCGCCGTTATCCACCTTGGCCAGAAGAATGAAGTTATCGCCATCTTCTGCGGTGAGCGATCTCTTCGTCAGAACGAGAGAGACCTTATACCTGTCGGCACCGGGTGCGGATGAGTTCGGATAGCCTAATGCGTTATCTAGAAGAGACTGATCATCATCGCTGGTGATGATCTCTTGAACAAAGTCGAAACCTATCTTGCAATTAGCCGTTTCGTTGTATTTGGAAATCAAAATGATTTGGCGCGGATTCTCGACGAACATCCCTTCGTAGTAGAAGATACCTTCATCGATTGTAAAGAGTTTGCCGATGCCTGTAACCGGAATCGTATCCTCTAAATTAGACCCCACGCAACCCGGGCATCTAACCTTTACCGAGTAGACGGCGATACCGTTGTCATCATAGATGCTTAAGGTTTCGCCCGGTATGAAGTTGAAGGTTTCCCCGTCGATACCGATGGACTGGTAAACGAAGTAGATGGTATTGGGATCATCACCCTCTTTGGGCGCCGCATAAACGACGATGGCGGTAATACCCGTGGTTTGCCCTACAACCAGAGTACCTTCCGAGAAGTATCTCATATCTACGGGTAGCGAGTTCCATGGGCTGGTATCATCTAATCGGGCATAAGACTGGGGAGCATAATTCGCGCGAGCATTGCTTACTCTCGACCCATTCTTAAAGATGTGATTAGCGAATCTCTCAATTTGATTTTGCAGAATACTCTGAATTTGATTGAGCTCTCTCGTCTGAACAGGTCTTCCTGGTCTGAAGAGGACTTTCATATAATTTCGGCTTCTTTCGAAATCATCATAATATGGTGTTCGAGCAAAGTTCATTTTACTCATTAAATTGTCTCCTTAATTTTCGGAAGTCCGAACTATTAGAATGTTACCGCAATTTTGATATCCTCTTCCTGACCATTGTCTCTAATCACTTTCTTAAGATTGTTGACATAAAGGACATAACCTTTATTGGAATCTATGTTATTTAGAACGAGAGATCCATAGCTGGCATGAGATGGACCGAGGTAGAATTGATTGTATGCCGGTTTACCAGTCGTCTTATCGACGACATCGGTGATTAGGGCCACCTGTCTAAATGCGTTGGCTTCTCCAATGGGTAGGTATGCCGTTTCTTCTGAAAAACGCGCGTTGATTATAGCGGTATTGGCGCAGAGTTCGGTAACGATATTGAATCCGTGCCCTTCTTTAGGAGCGAATACCGCTTCCCCGACCGCGCCTGCCAGCCCTGGTACCACGAAGCCCATCACATCTTCCGAGTAACCCTCACCCCCATTGGTAATGGTGAATTCTTGTAAGGTGTTGCTGGGTGTGATTTCTACCGATACGACCGCTTCGGTGGTCGGTACATTGGTTGGATCGTACAGAAGAAGTGTGGCGCCTCCGGTATAATTGGAGCCGGCATTACCTACTGTGATGTTGGTGATGACGCCATCGGTCACCGTAATCGCTCCAACGGTTCCACCTGTACCGGTAGTACCCGATCTCTGGACGATCGCATAGACTTTGGAGGTTAGATCATAGCCGCTTCCGATATACGCCGGATTGACTAAAATCTGTTTTAAGGTATTGTCGAGAGAGTTCTTAGTGGCATAGGCTTGAGCCGCCACCAAAGGGGTTCCACCGGAAATGGTTACGATCATCGCTCCGGGGAAGGTGCCGGTCTTCTTGAGTACTCTAAAGGTGGAGAGACTTTCTGCCACTGAAGATGTCTGAACGTCCCATTGTCCGGAACCGTCGTCATCGATTTTGTATCTAACTGGAACGAAATCTTTGGTTAAGAAGAAAACGGCATCGGCATCCAACGAGCCCATGTACTTCCAAACATATCCGTCTGCCAGAGTAATCATCGTCGTACCGATGTCGGTGGGCAGCGATGTGCTTGCGGCGCCGTTATTATTGTTGATGCACTTATAGATGTTATTCTCTTCGGTGAAGACGTAGAAGGGGTGCTCGTAAGAGTCCGGTCCATCAATCGCAAGCGGATCCTTTTGATCATCGTACTGGCTATAAACCGTTCCCGTTTCCCAATCATATCTCTTGATTGCTAATCTGAAGTTGTTTCCGGTCACTCTCTTCAGTGCAATGATGTTCTGGATAACGCTAAAATCGTTGATATCATGAACTTCGGCGTCATCGGGAATGAGCTCGTTATCCCATTGCGTTTTCTTGCCGATAGCGACGAAGAGGTTGCGTTTGAACATCTGGTTCGTGCTGAGGTACTCGACCCATATCCAGGTAATGCCGCCGTCGGAGGCTGAGCCGACGACATGAGTTGGAGCAATGCTTCCGCTGGTGCCGGTCTCTTTGGCGATATACTTGTTGTTCTCATAGAAAACAACATCGCCTTCAACATACCCTGTCAGAGGTAACCACTCTTCAAGCTGTTTCAAAGAGACATTGTCGATCAAACTGCTTGCCACGAAGTTGCGAATTTTTGGGGTGAATTTAGCTGCCATATCATTTCCTTCCTAATTTATGCTTTAAGTTATTTATACGGGCGGGTGAATATCTATTTCTGAGTCTAATGCCTTATCCATAATCAGGGAATCATCGTTGACTCTCTTCCTGGCAAGCAGTTCGGTATTCGTGGTTCCTAATGGTGGATCACCGCATGTTATGTTATCCCAGACTTCGACGGTATAGGAATAGTTATCTTGGCATTCCTTAAACCAATTCAATCCCGATTGCGGGTTAACCATGTGATTATAGTCGACCATCGTACGATACTTCGTGATAGGATAGATATCCAGAGTTTGGCTAATGTAATAATGAGGATCGGCAGTCCATTCTTCCTGAATCCAATCATAGCCACCTACCCAGTTCGTGTAATTCTTGTCGCTCATTTCCTTAAACCAGTGAAGATTATAGATCGGATTGATCATGTAAACATGGTCATAACCGAAGATGTTCTTGACGATTGTGATATAGAAGATGCTATCAAATCCCCCGTTGGGCGGTCGGAATATGTCGGAGAAAGCGATGTCTAAAATGGCGAATCTAACGAATCCGGAAGGATGGCACCACTCATCCAGTATAGCATCCGATTCCTTTCTTGGGATAGAAGAATAGGTGTAATAGGAGAATTGCTGGTAATAGTAGGAATCTAAGAGAGTAGCGTTCAAGCCGAGAACGCCCTCCATCGATTTCCAAGATGGTCGTTCGCTGAAGATCGAGTTGAATACCGGAGTTAATTCCGCACCTGTTCCATTCTTGGAGAGTACGGTCACTTCGGGCTCCATGAAAGAGTCGACGAATGGATCGATAATCTCTATGCTTTCTATCTGACCGATGCTATCGCTCATTGGGAAAAGATTGGCATCGAGACCCAACTCGGATTTGATCAGCATAGTCGGTAGCTCATCGTATCCGTAGCCGTGGTTGTAGATAGAGACTTTAGAGATCGCGCCTAATCCGCTGAAGTATCCGGTAGATGAGTTAAAATGTTCTATCTTGGTCGAATTATAGATGGAGCCACTCGTGGTAATCGTATGGTGATTGCTCGACGAATCGGTAAAGACGGTCGATAAGTGGGTACCCATGAAGTGCATCAAAAGAGAAACCGAGGCGAAGTTAGATTCGCTGCTATTGAAATCGGTAGTAGGTAGATAGAAAGAATCGGTATACCTGGCAACTCCTTTAGTGATTCTCAATTCGTCCATGTATCCGACAAAGGCATCTTTGGAGTTGGTTCCTAATCCTATTCTAAGGTTCTGCGCGGACGGCACACCCGATGCCACCGTATCGCTGGATGATTTCGTTCCATCCACGAATAGCTTGACGGTATTAGCCGCTCGAGTGACAGCCACATGAACCCAGCTATTGCTTCTGATCGTTCTGGTAGATGTGAAAGTGTAGTTGGTTGCACCGAACATCTGAAATGCCAGCTTGCGGCTTCCATTGACTTTGAATGCCCATCCCTGATTGGCTGTCGGATTCTTGTTAGAACACAAAATGGCATCCGAGATCGAAGGTGGCATGTAGATCCAGCACTCAATCGTAAAGTCGCCCGAAGAGAGATTGAATCCGGTGTGGTTGGGAACGGACAAGAAGTTATCCGATATATCGACTTGAGTGACTACGGCGGAGAATGAGTGCCCTTTGGATCGTGGAGTAGTGAGTATCTGATCGCCGACAGCATATCCGGTACCTCCATCGATGATCACCAGATCGCTCACCGACCCTTCTTTCAGAGTTTTAACTCGAGCATTACCTATCACTTGGGTGTTAGATATTAAAACCTTATCACCGATGGCATAGCCTTTACCCGGTTGCGTGATCTCTACACCGACGTTGTCCACGAAGTTTTCGAGTATCTTCATATCTCTCGATTGCGAATAAATCTCGATACCTTCTCCCTTCTGGAAGAAGCGATAAGGATTATCGATCTGAATTCTGAGGTAAGTGAAGTTCAGACTATGAATCATGCTGATGTTTTCAACGGCGCATTCGACTTTAGACGACACCCCTCTAATCACCAATTCGTAAGAGTCGGCCAGAGATAAGATGGCATCGAAGTCCGCCTCACCATAATGATTGGTGGTGGTATAAACGAAGTATCGCCCGGAGTAGGTGGCTTGACTAGGTATCAGAAGAAACTTTCTAGGATAGTCGATAGTGACATCGACTCCGGTAGAGAACTTTGAATAAGAATTTGAACGATGCTTCGCTACCTCTACTCAAGTAGAAATCTCTGAGATGAATGATCAGTTCTTTCTTGGGTATGGTTAGCACATTCTGAATATCAAAACCACAGTCGGCCAGGATCTTATCGATGAACCCCGAAACTTCGTTGTTAGCTTCGCAGTTTTCATAGAAAGTCTCCAAGACTTCGAGAGGGTTACCCTGTTCCTCCAAGAAGGTGTAGAAGTGATCGATGAATCGAGAAAAACTTCTATACTCTCTTCTGATAAACTCGGGTTTCTTCTCGATTATGATGGGGCTGATAAAATTACGCATTGGTTAGAACCACTCGTATTTTGGTAATTCGAACGATGTTTTGAAGGTAGGTTTCTATGTCGGGGTTGATCGGTATAGCAGTAAAGTTGATGATACCGTTCGTGATGAAATTGTTGTTGACAAGGATACCGTATTTAGGGAATTGATAATAGATGACCCCTTTAGTATAGTCCACTCTTCCGAATGTCTTGGCTAACAGTTTGGTGTTATCGGCTGCCTTGTAGATGTAAACCAACCCATCCGTGTCATCGGCAAAGTAGCAGATGTCGACTCCATAGGTGAACGCCGAGCTTTTGATGCCGGTTTGAATAGGATTGCCGATGACCAAGGCCGTTTCGATCTCCGCCTGATAGATGACGCTCTGATCTTTGTTGACCACCTTCTTGGAGTAGCAACTCTTGATAGCGGGGACTGTTTCTTTGATTCGCGTCATCAAATCCACGTCGCTTAAAAAGTTATCGAATACATTCAATGTCACAGTATTGTAATCGGTCACGGTATCGACGATGAGTTTTTCTATCTGACCGAAGGATAGAGTGGTCTTCTTGTTGTCCACCTTAGCATACACGGTCAACTCGACATTGACGAACTCCGGATCGATGAAGATGGGTTGCATACCGACCACGCAGTATTTGGCGATCAGTTTATTCTGAATGTCTTTCTTGGCGGTTAGCGTCAGCTTATCGGCATACTTGGGTTTGATGCTCAAGTAGATTTTACCGTAGTCCTTATAGATGTTATCTTCCCCACCCCAGACATTGATGCTATCGATGTTTCGGAAGTCGCTGATGATGATTGTCTTAAAGTCATCTCTTGTTACGATTCGATTCTGTCTTCTGTAATGATGTGGGATCGTGAAGCGCAGGCTTTCCGCCGTTTCCGCTTCGCAACCACCACTGGAGATGGTGCCTGTCGGTGCCACGACCACGAAGTCTTCCCAGTTACCTATATTGCTTTCTGTCGGGATGTCTTGCGAGGGCTTGTTAAAGCGGAATCTTTTGCAGCCGTTACCGCTTTCTCCGTTGCTCGACATGTAATAGACATAGACGATACTCTTGTTGGCGGGCATCTTCCCGAAGACATCGTTGCCGAAGATCACCTCGAAGTACCCTTCTTCTTGCGTGGTTAGGTAATAGATTTGCGAGTTGGAATCGACATCGAGAACATTGGTAGCTAAAAAGTATTCTTCTCCCGTTAAAGCCCCGTCTGGGAAAACGACCATTCGAATCGTGTCGATGTCGACATTCTTATCTTGAATCACATAACGTTGATTGAGTAAGGACGTATCTATCTTAAATTTCCATTCTTGAAACTTACCTTCATAGATGGTAAAGACATCGGAGGAGTATGTAACGACGGGCGCCGAAGAGTAGTCTATGTTCTTCACGAAGATGTCATCGATGGTGTAAAAGATTCTCTGGTCGAGTTCGGTGTTTACTCCCGAGAAAGAAGTGCCTCTGGGAATCAAAATGCTTTTACTCGATGGCTCATACTGCTCGGGATTGCCGGTGTCTATGTTGATCGTGAGCGAGATGTCGGCTCTGGCGCTGGTCTTACCTTTCGGTACATAGCCGGTCAATTTGGCTTTAGAGAGAAGACTCTCCCTCTTAACCGACGAATCTATGAAGCTTTCGTTTAACAGCATCTTTACATAGTAACCTATGTAATGAGTATTATAGCTCAAGAGATTGAGGAGGGTAGAGATACCGCTTGCCTGAAAGTTATAATCTTGATAGATCGGGTTGCCTTGACCATCAGTTTGCGATTGTAAGAAAGATATTAAGTTTTCTCTGATGTCGGGATAATCGAGAGAATTGATGGGAAGCTCGGCTGTAGTTATCATGGTTTTTCCTTAACGAATCCTTTGGAATTGCTGGGTGAAGGTATCTGTTATGTTAAGAGCCTTAATCTGGTAAGTGACTGTTGCCTCGAAACCATCGTCGGAATCATAGGGAACCACCTTAGCGGATATGAACTTGACTCGTTTTTCGTAAGTTTTTATGGCCCATTCTATCCTTTTAACAAGATTAGATGCCGTTAAATGACTCATGTTCTCGAATAGGTAATGCCTCAAATTGACAAAAGCGCTCTGATTGAAAGGAATGTCGAAGGGGTTCAACAGAAACAGAACCTTGATAGATTGCCTGATTGATTCTATGTTGATCTTGGGAGTCGTGTTTCCAGTCAGAGGGTGGGGGATGAAATCTAAATTGATATCCGAATAGTTTATAAGTTCCTTCATACTTCTTACCCTCCCTCGAAAACGTTAAAAGATCCTGTCATAATCGCGCTGCTGCAGCAAACCATGTCACCCACTCTGGCTGCCGGAATGCTATTCACAAAGACGGTCGAACTCCCCGTGCAAGTCACGCTCGAATGACAACTATTAAGACAGCAATGAACGGCCCAAGCATCGCCCAATCGATGATGCGGACGACTATTGACAAAGACATTCTCGCTTCCTTGCACATTAGGTCTCGGTGGATAGCAATGATGCCCGGCTAACCGGGTACACAAGTCAGCTAATCTAGCCGTTGGCATACCCATACGCACCTCCTTTCTACGGTCGATTTATCGCATCCAATAACTTTTTTAATCATTTCGGGCGTCATTGCCATGGTGCGAAATAAATCACAGATGTAGTCTGTAAATTGTTGATCGTTAGAAAACCCGTATTTTCTAGCCGTGGTGTCTCTTCTTTTTTGTATGATTTCTTTATTTTGCATCGGATTATCGACAAGCATCCTTTTACTATTTTGTTGTTCTTGTCTTTCTGTCGCGACAAAAGGACAGCGTCCGTGATGATAACCTAATGGATGACTCTTTCTGGTTTTTACCATCTTCTCTATTGCTTCTTTCGAAGTCATCGGGTTGTTATCTGTCGAAAAAAGATTTGGTGGTTTATACCCATTGAACAGAAGTGTTTCGCGCCTTTTCTCTTTAGCCGAATCGATGTGCATGACATTGACCCATTTACCATCGACCCATTTCGTATAAGACCCGCCACCACCTTCGGTGATGTTGTATGTATCTTTTCTCTCGACCCATTCTTTATCCACAAAAACCTTTTCGGCCCATAGAAGATTATCGTAATCTATGGCAAAGAACAGCAGATTTCTTTCAAAGTTTTCTCTGCCATATTTTTCTATAGCCATCTTCAAATAGTTACCCGATCCCAAATATCCGTCGTCCAAATTATCTGTATGATGACGACCTCGATATTTTTTGCCATTCACTAAATTGGTGGTTTCATAGATGAAGTAATACAATCCGATCTCCTTTTAATCTTATATTTCTACTATTTATTCCATCTTTTAAGAAACCTGACAAGTCGGACCCACCTGACAGAATTTGGTTTTGGTGACATTCCTTATAAAATCTGTAAAGCAAGACTTCACTATCTTGGTTTTTCGAGGAGCGGGATTGAAGTTGACTACTATCTCAGGAATGGGGTCGCAAGGACAAAGCGTGCTGATGATAGGGATGAGTTCCGTCGGTTCAACCACCCCGCATTGCGAGGTATCGCAGTCATCTACTGGAACGATGACCTTTAGAGATACGGCTTCGAATACATCGTCGCATTTGCAAAGAGTCTTAGGTACTGTGATCATCGCCTCAATCCTCGTGCAGGTCTACGGTTAGATAAGTTCCCGTCGTCGTGACTACCGTGGTCGGCAGTTTCTGATTCTCTTGTTCTTTTAGGGTTAGCATGATATAATCTATGTCCTCTTCTCGGCGTCCGCCTTCTTTCAATTGACTCGTGTAATAGCTGATCAAACTTTCTACTGCCTTCAACTCTCTTTCTTCATCGGTTAAGAGATCATCTACGATTCCTGCCTTAACGATCATCTTCTGGAAGTATTCGGATTTCTTGAAGTTATCTATGAAGGTTTGAATGTAGGGGCTATCTTCTCCCGGAGGATTCTTTAGCACGTTCTCGTACCATTGCAAGAAATTCAGTATCACCTCTTGTTCTTGAGTGGTCTCCGTCTCGCAAGGGCAAAGAGTGATCGGTAGAGGTTGCAGAACGAGTGGCTCCGGTTCTACTTCTCCTTCGCAGCAGATATCGGCGGGTAGTGGCTCTACCTCTATCTCCTGTACGATCTCTTCCTCGTATTCAATCGGGGGTTGATTATCTCTATCCCAGGACCAGTTATTATGGATTCTAATACAGAACCAATCCTCGGTCATCACATCGGGCAACTCGGCAATCCAGACTTTCAGCTTAAATCTCCACTGATTGCCCCACGGTTGCCAGCTGTTGTCCATAGCAAAGTACCAGTTCTGCGAAGGACTCAAAACTGCGGTATCGTCGGTACAATCGAGATTAGGTAAAACCCCCCAAATGTCTCCAGTGAGAGTCATTTGCAACCCTTCCGGTAACGCACCATCGACTATATCGAAGTAAAGAAGCTTATTGCATTCTTTTTCGATGTAAGAAAACTCCAAATCGAAAGGGTTTAATGCTTGTCCCGTATATGCCCTAGGAGTTAGTTTAGAGTATATCTGATACCCCGTAAATTCTCCAACGAATGTTCCGGTGTAAGTGGTCGAAGTAGAACCGATACAGATGATATAGGTTCCCACGGTAAAATCTTTCTGAAACGACATCGACAATTCGGTTATCAAGACGGTACCCAGAAGAAGAATGGTATTGCCTCCAATTAACTGATAGATATTGACTGTCACACCTATGTTGGTCGGCGGAATCGCAGCGACCAGACTGATGGTAAACTGAGCAGTTTCCTGCTGCACTATATTCAAAAGGAATAGCTGCTTTTGAGATGCATTGATAGAAATCGGAAATACGGTGTTCGATACCAATTCGGTTATGGAATCGAGTTGACCGTCATCTATTTTAGTCTGTATGGATTGCACGCAAGTAGGCATCGAAATCTCCTTCTATCAGAAGCACTCGGCTAATACCGAATGATAAAACGGCTCGCCTTCCACCGGTACCGGATTAGCCAACTCAGCAATGAGATCGCCGTCCTCGTTTTGGAACGCGAAGTCGTTATCCAAGCACCCGGTTTCTTTGAAACGCACATGGTATTCTATCGATAGCTCGCACTCACCACTCGCGCCCGTGTAGCATATCAACGGCTCTTCATAGAATCTAAATTCTAAGGTTTCTCCGGGGTAAACTCTGGGGTACATTGCTACCTCGAGAGATAGAACGCACCACAGTATTTCTCCACTACGGAAGATAAACTCCCACGGCGGGAAGGTAGTCAACGTAGGATCTAAATGTTCTCCGGAATAGTTGTTATTCACTCTTATCACGATGTCGTCGCTTAAAACGCATGACATTGTCGTGCCCGAATAGAAGACGTCGACATAGCAGTCTTCAGGAAGAACGTCGTTCAACTCTACTACCAACCAGTTACCGTTCGGAACGAAATAGCCTTTACATAGCTTGTGAGTCAAATCGGCTTCGAACGAATTTACGACACCTTCTGTACCTTCGGCGAAGTCTACCGATAGATAGCCATCGTATTCTCTAAATTCGAAAGTCTCTCCAGTACCAAACTCCATCGAGAGTCTTGGATTGCATCTTAAATCAATCGAGAAGATTACTCGATCACCATCACTGACCGCTTCCGGTAAGTAATCCTTAACGAACAGATGCATCAATAGGTTATTGCTGGTCGATTCTCTTCTGACTCCACAGCAAGTATCGGTATTCAAATCGAAGTAAGTCGCCGAACCGATATCGACCTGCGTCATGATACTCGTTCTGAACATCACGTAGAGATCGGCATGGTGCTTGGTATCGAAAGTGGAGAACAGCTCGGTACCAGGGTAAGCTCTGAACGTACCTAATCCTTCACTCTTACCTACTTGAAGAACTACGAGACAGTTTTCTCCGGTTTGTAGTACCGGTACCTTCAGAGTATCTGTCGTGGAAAGAGCTGCCTCGAGGGCTTCATCGGCATAGAAGTGAGTATTTGGCTCGCTGTCTATCTTATTAAGAACAGAATACGTTCCAGTATAAGCTCTTCCGACAGGCAACTGGAAGGATATCTGCATACTGGCAATAACTGTCTCACCGCTATACGGTATGAGAAGGATGTTGGGTTGCAGATTTTGCTGAAGATCGAATAACGCATTCTCACCGGCAAAGCCTATGTTAGGCAAGCGGGTAGTGGTACTCAGGCTCGGGTAGATAACTTGACCGTGGTAACCGGCGCTATCGATCTGATCGAATAGATTGAGAGTCAAGCTGGCTTGAGAATACGATCCAGAGTATGCACTCGGGTAGAGAGCGAACGATGCTCCGAAATAAAGGAGAACGTTCTCACCCGCATAACCTATGAACGATAGCGCGTCGGTAGTCGCCAGAGTAAAGTCGGCGCGCTCTCCATCGTACCAGCCTGCAGGTAATCCTACGTTGACGACATAATCTAAGTCGAAGGTTCCATAGCCACCATCGTAAGAGATAGACGGGAAGGTGATACCAGGTAGAATAGCGGCAGCCGCCGTCTCACCGCTATACGCTATCGGATAAAGCGGAGTAGCCGGGTAGTTGGTTAAGTCGGCTGCGGTATTCTGACCCGTATAGACAGGCGGCACCAGACTATCGATCGTTCGGAGAGCGACTTCGGCGGTCGAACCCGGATAGAAGATAGGCGTGAACGTAGAACCGATAAACGTGGTTAGAGTCGATGTACCATACTGACCGCTATACGCTTTACCATCGAGAAGCGATGCCGTAGCCAGAGCAAGAAGACTGGTACTACCTTCATAAAACGGAAGAGTGAGTTCCGGCGACGGGAAAGTGGTGAAGGCGAATAAGCCATTCTCTCCAGTATAGTTCAGTGAAGCGAGGACCGAAGAGGTGATTAAAGCGAAGGTCTCCGCTCTCTGCCCCGTGTAGTTGGCAACGATGCCAAGGTCTATAGAAGGATGAGTATCGAAGAGGAAGAGCGCGTTTTCACCGCTTCTTCCGACGACTTCTATGGCGAGCTCTACGCTCAAGTCGAATAGAGCGGCTTCATCTCCATACGCTACGGGTGTCAATAACGCCGGTGGGAACGTCGTAAGATCGGTAGCAGCGTTCTGTCCTTCTCTCGCGTCGATGTCTCTGAAGATAGCGTAGGTGATTAGATCGAGATCTTCCCTCTCACCTGAATAACCTTGTAGAATTCCAATGCTGGCACTCGGGAAGAACGAGACCGAGAAGGCACTCACTTCACCCGTATAGTTCGGTATCTGCATGACAGACGATGTCAGCAGAACAGCAAAAGCATTCTCACCAGTAGGATTCGTGATGATACCCAAATCGACAGATGGGTTGGTAGAGAATAGCCATTCACTCGTTTCACCCGAATACGCCGACGGTTCTAATACCGACACCGTTCTAAGGTTATCGATTAGAGTATTTTCGCCCGAGTATGCTTGAGTGATACCTAAGTCGAAAAATGGAACGATTACAAAACCTTCGTATTCAAAAATATCAAGATCACAGATAACTTCCGGACGACCGGATTGATAGTTGTGATAGTGGATTAAGAATATGTCATTGGTTGTCGATCTTGCATTGGTCCAGATGTTAGGCATACTGGCAAAGGTGCCAGACTGCCTAATCGCGTCGTTCTCACCATAGACCGTGAACGTCGTTCCAGTGGCTCCCGTGACGATCTTGATTCGAGTTGCAGATGTACCGTTTAACTCATTGGTTGTAAAGTTGCTGACAACTGTTAGATAACCCGACCTTAAAACGGTTGTGGTTTCGAACCAAGAAACACGACAGGGTTGATTGGCATTGTAACGAAGATTGATGAACAGAGCCTGCGCATTTCCGCCACCTTCATTCGTTCTCTCTTCTGGTCTATCATAAGCCCAACCACCTGTCAGCCAGATTATCTCACTCGTCAACCAATTCGGGAACAGCCACAGCATCAACTGCGCATCGGTCATATCATCATCATACCAAGACGCGGCTCTCGTTCTCTTGAACCTGATATTCAGTTCTGAGATAGACTGTAGGTTGAGTCCTGTTGGTAGATAGAACCCAGCGTTGATTCCACCCGACGAACTGGCGGCAGATTGTAGAGTTATGCAGGTACTGGTTTCAGAATGCGAATTGGGTCCATGGAAGTAGGTGAATGTCGAATTTGGTACGACTGTTAGTTTATTATCGCGTAGATAATTCAATTCGCCCGTATACATACCGGGATAGAAGCGAACATTATTCTCTAAGAACGCTTGCGTGTATTCGCCGGCAAAATTGAAAATGTATCCGAATGGAGTTAAATCAGGAGTCAGAGTGGGAGTTAGAACTTCACCCGAGTAAGCAGGTACGGGTTCGAATCGCGGAATGAAGTGTAAACCGATACCTGCAAGATAATGTTCTCTTGCCTGTTCAGCCGTTAGAGCTGATGGGTAGATGGCAACATCTTGCATGTAGCCTTTATAATAGCCATAGGATCCATCTTGCGGCAAGCCTTGCGAATTGAATTGAGCTCGTGCTTGATACCCTGTCGCGACAGCTACACCATTGACATAGAGAGTCGGGGTTCTGTCATTCCAACTAACCAGAATATGAGTGAATTCTGTCGTGCTAATAGGCTGCTGATAAGACAGCAAGATTGGTAGGTAGTAATCTCCGTGAGCAACAACCTGAATACCGTTAGATCCAACAGAAATACCACCACCAGATCCTGATCCGCTATGGCGCGGATAGACAGCATAACGCTGACCAGAGGTGCCTTGCGTACCAGTCGATGATGGGGTATAAAGGGTGATCGTCGCACCGGGATCGGGTTTAACCCATAACTCTTGAGTTAGGTTGGCACTGATAACAGATGTCGGGTTACCAACGATTGTGTCATTGCTGCCATCGAGATAGACTGAATACTTGGACGCGACCGGAGACGCATTGGCGAGAACAGGACCATTGGTATAAGTCGCAGGTGAGTTATTGCCTGTGTAATCTATAGCAGATGTACCTGACTGCTCGTCCATCTTCCAGTAAGCCGATGGTCCTTCTAATTTGATGTAATCGGCGTATTGAAGAGGCGTGAGACTGGTAAAAGAATTCGCACCTTCATAATAATCGAATGGAAGACTTAGTGTTACTGAGAGTGAAGACTCGATGCTCTCACCCGAGTAGACGTCTCCAGATAACTCAGCACGAGGTGGTAGAGTGATGGTAGAGACGACACTGTACACACCTGAATACGCAATTGGAACGAACAGGGTTGATGATAAGACAGAAGTCGTGCTGTATTCACCCGAGTAAGCGTTGATGCCACTCAGCAATCGATAAGTCGTAAGATCGGCATCAGCTCTCGAGCCTTCCCAGAACTGATAGAGATCTGCGGTTAAGAGTTCTGCGACGAACGTCAGCTCACCAGCATAGCCTATGAATGAAGCGAATGCCGCGCACGGCGTATCCGGGAATACCAGGTTAACGTTGCCTACTGGGGCAACGTATTCGCAGAAGAAGGAGAAGTTGTTATTGGCGTTCGAATGGTAATAATAAGGATCGATGGTGAACGTCAAGAATCGATTAGTCTCGCCCGCGTAAGCATCGAGACTCAGAGTGGTTGAGTGCTGGATATAGGTGATTTCTGCCGAAGCACCCGAATACGCATCCATAGGCAAGATATCGGAATGCTGTAAATCATCGAGAAGCGAATACTCACCCGAATACGCATCCCCATCCAGATACTGGATGACAAGAGGCGCTTCACTCAATAAGAATTCGAGCGTTTCGGACGAATAAGATCTCGTTTTTAAATAATCGGGTTCGAGATAACCTTGAATAGGAAGCTGATTGAATAACCCGCTATTGAACTGAATAGCGTTAAATTGACTCCCCGGAGTACCACTACCGTTCGAAGAACTCTAGGTCATTGCTATTGGATAGTGGGGATGAGAAGTTGAGGTCATTCGACATCTTTCATTCCTTGTTGTTATAGTGTATTCTGTGCTATGCGCGAAACAGGATTGTAAACCTCAGTCTCATCTCTTGCCCAAACGAAGTAAGGTTGGTTCTTCAGGTTCGTGAAGCTGTACTCTCCGAGAGCATTACTCATGGTCGTCGCGATTAATCTCTTGTCGGCTAAAGTAAAGAGAAACACTTCCGTGGATACGGGCGCACCTTTGATGGTTACTATCCCCTCGATAGAAGCCGTACCGAAATCGTCGAATGGTGTCAGCTCTCGATAGTAGAAGTTATCTAATGATAAGATGTTCTTTGCCGATGTATCGCCCAGGTAGTCGAACCCTTCATTGTCGATAACTTGATAATCGAGTGGAGTTGGTCTTAAAGATGGGTAGTTAGGTGGAGTGAAGTTAGCGGTATAACGAGCCGCCCCCATAGTGATTCGTAGTTCGTCAATGTACCCCTCGAACCATCGATTATTGGCTCCATAATTGCCACCAATGTAATAAACACCCGAGCCTGCAAAGTTTGCACTCATTGATCCTTGGTACCCCAAAACTCCTTGAATAAAAAGGGAAAGAACATTGCTTTTTCTCACGGCTGCGACATGAGTCCAAGTATTGATGGAAACCCCTATAGAAGCTGTATGCTGGGTCGTACCATCCCACAATGCCAAATTGAGTCCTGTGTTTAGCAAGAAAAATGAGAAATGGGGAGAGACATCCATCGATCCAAAGATTGTTTTATCCCAATTAGAGTTAGGAGACCCAGCTGGTGTTGGATTAAAATGATAAACCCAGCATTCTATGGTGAAATCTCTTGTTCCAAAAGTGAGCGATTTGGATAGTGGAACCGTAAGATAGCTTTTAGTTCCACCTGAATAACCGGTGGCACCATCGAAGTATCCTGATGCCCCACCAAACTTTGATTGTGTTGTTGAAATCTTGGCATTGCCGTAGACGGTTAATGGACTACCGAGTTCATCTGTAAACACCGTAGAATTATTAGCACCGTTGAAGTGCATCAACAAGACTTCGCTTTCCCAGTAAGGGGCATAAGGATAGTGGAACTCTCTATCGGGAGGAGTGAAGTCTACCGTATAGCGTGCTATCCCTTTGGTAACTCTGAGATCATCGATGTAACCATTAAAAAATTGATTCCAAAGGTTACCACCTATAGTCACGTCATTCGTGGTGTTAAATATAGAATCGCTGAATGTACCAGATGCAACCAATACACCATTATAAAACACTTTCATCTTACTTCCCGATCTCACCCATGCAACATGAGCCCAGGTATTTAATGTCACCGTGCTGGATGAAGATTGAAGATAGTTCGTCTCCTGCCAGTTTCCATTCGATGAGTAGGATGCACCGATGTAACCGGGCGCATTCACATAGAGCAGCCAACTACTCGTCGCAGTCGTGTACCATTTCCCAACAATATGCCCCACAGATGGAATAGAAGTAGGATAGATCCAGCACTCTATTGTGAAATCAGAACTACCTAAATCAAAATCTGTAGCATTGGGCGTTGATAGATAGTCTCCTGTCCCATCGAAGTAACCGGAAGAACCACCGAACTTGAATTGTGCTGTCGAAATCTTGGCATTACCCGATGGTGTTATAGTCTTGGGATTGCCTGAAATATCAGTAAAGGTTGTAGAGTTGTCCGCTCCTGCGAAGTCTAATAGCAAAGATGTATTGGCGTCGGAAACCAACGCACTCGCTGGTGGTTCGAAGGCTCCCGTATAACGAGCCACCCTCATGGTGATTCGTAGATTGTCGATGAATCCTTCGAACGGGTAAACAACACCACCATAATAATCGCATCCAATCGTGAACGGTTGATTCGAATTTTGCATTGTTCTTGAAAATGCTGTCGCAGTATTAACTTGCGAGCCATTAACAAATAGATAAATATTGTTGCCGTAACGAGTTGCAGCGATGTGATACCATTGATTGAGACTAAATGAAAAATCGCTCGATATCTCGGTATATGTCCCATCACCTTCAAACCCAGTAAACCCTAAGCCATCGAATGAATTGCTTGTACCTTTTAAATGAAAGGTGTACGATCTTTGATTGGAACCATTACCATCGATGGAACAAATTACAGTGAAGTAATAGCCATAATAAGGTGTCCTTTGAAACGAAGTTAGATATATCCAGCATTCGATTGTGAAGTTATCACTTCCCAGCGACAAAGAGCCCGGATTCTGAAGTGATAGATAATCTCCTGTACCATCGAAGTAAGCAGAAGAACCACCGAACTTCGATTGCGATGTAGAGATATTCGTGTTTCCTCCGACAGTGACGGCATTTCTGAGTTCATCCGTAAACACGGTCGAGTTGTTATCGCCATTGAAGTGCATCAGCAAGACATCGTTAGCCCAATAACGATCCGGAATCGGATAAGGAAACTTCTGAGTGGCTGGGGTGAAGTTGCTGGTGTATCTTGCAAGTCCCTTGGTGATACGCAACTCGTCGATGTAGCCATTGTAGAAGTAGTAATGATTTCCATCACTTCCCATGGCTCCACCAATCTTGAACTTCGTCTTCGCATAAGTCACAGGAGTAGAGTAAGATGCGGTGCCAATCGAAGTACCATTGAGATAAAAGGTATACTGGTCACCCAACTTAACCAGAGCCAAATGCACCCATACGTTTAGAGGAAGAGCCACACCTGTATTGACGACGGTTGTCCAAGAACCACCATTGCCAAATCCACAGAAGATGATACCTGTTTGAGATGTTATGCCTAACTCCCACCCAGCGTTCTGGGTTCCTCCCTCAACGCTGCCATAGCTGTAGGTCCCAAAGATTGTAGAAGACGAATCTGCCGCAGGATAGTATGCAGTGCAATAGAGCCAGCATTCCCCCGTCCAATCGCTCGACCCCGGATCATACAAGGCGGGGGAATGATTCATCGAGAGGTAGTCTCCCGTCCCATCGAAGTAAGCAGAAGACATCCCGAATCGCTTCTGCGTCGTAGACAGTTGGGCATTGCCGTACGAAGCAGCAAGCATCCCGCTGACTTCATTGGCGAACGAGGTCGACCCGTTATCGCCATCGAAGTGCATTAGGAGCGATACTTTGTCCCAATCGCTGTCATAAGC